TCATCTGAAAAGAATGTAGCAATATGTATAGCCCGTTGCATTAAAACAGGCGTATTCGTTTGAAGCTGCTGCTGTTGACGATTGCTTTACAGCCAGATTTCTGCCCGAAAGGCTTGCGCCCAGCGTGTTTGCCCTTTTTGATACAACAGCAAAATAATTGTTATTCATACTGTTTGAAAAATTGGTTACCGCAGGCGCCGTAACATTTGCAAACACAATGCCGAAGGTCGGCTCAAAGGGGCAGCCCGTTACTATGGTTCTGGTGGCGGCGCTGTTACCGAAATAAACATTCATATAATACGGCTTGCTCCATTCCTCGCGTTCCTTCTGTGTAACATGCTGCTGCATATCCTCACAATGCTCCTTCAGCGCACCGTCAATCAAAGCATTATCATAATTAAAATCCGTTCTTTTAGGAATATCCGTTCCCGCCCATATATTAAGACCTAAAAATTCACTTTTGTTTGATGATCCCATTTTTTGCTTCCTTTCTGCTTTATCTTTTTAATCTATCGTTTCAAGTATATTAAACGGCATATCCAAATCATCAAGCTGAAACCAATAAAAGTCAAGACCGTCAAGCGCATCAAAATCCATGCCGCTGCCTGCAAAATCCACACTGCAGCAAACGGGAACATAATCCTTAATAAATTCGGCAGCCGCTTTAAATGCCGTGTAGTTTTTTTCGGTTATAAGCCCCTTCAGCTGCAGCTGCAAAGCAGCGGCTTCATATTCAAATGCACTGCTGATGAAAGCCGCACGGCTTTCAAAATCACTTTCCTGAAGGAAACCGCCGTGCGCTGCCATGCTGCTTATAACCGCCGCACGGTCCGCCTCCGTGTTCTCCGTTCTGCTTTTATTAAGCAGGCTTAAAAACATGCCTATGCCATCCCTGTCCGCCGTCTGAATAAAAATATTGCCGAATATTTTATCAAGCTGCCGTGTTACCGGCAAAAGCCCGCCGGCCATTGCCGCTGCCTCGCCCTTATCCGCACTGCCGCCCTGCATATTCAGCCCAAGCTCTGTATACAAACGTATTATCCTGTTCAGAATTTCATTATCCATGCACCGTCACCTTCAAATCCGCAAGCCGCAAAAATTCCTTTGAACCGCAGGAAACGCTGCCCGATACGGAGGGAAAAAGGCAAACATTCACCTCATCCGTAAATGCAACGCCTGCTGCCGCCATGGCAAGGTCTGCCTCTGAAATTTCCGCACCGATTTTTTCCTTTTTGCAGAAATCCGTAATGCAGGCTCTTACCTCTTCACCGATTTTATCAAAATCGGCACCCGAATACGCCTTCACATCCACACTGACATCAAAATTTTTTTCAGTCGCACTGCTGAAAATGCACGGTATGCCCAGCAGCTCAAAAAAGGTTAACTTATCCGCAACCGCTTTCCGTATTTCCGGTTCATTGGCAATATCATTTTTCGGCGTTTTCAGGCACACCTCAATATACTTGTCCTTTTTAAAAATATATGCATCCGCCACATACGCACAGCCTGTTACCATATTTTTTACGGACGCTTCATTCAGTGCATTGCTTTCGTGCTTATAAGAATAAAGCAGGCGCTCTCTTAAGCCTTCATCGGATTCATCATCCGTGCCGCCCGTAAACGGCGCCGGATTTATAACACGGCTGATCAGCTTCGGCGGATTCACAATATTATTGATTTCATTTGCCGCCGTGTTAAAACGGCTGCCGCTGCTTAATGCAGCGGCAGGCACCTGCACATTCTGCTCACCCGCCTGAATAACCGCCGCTTCCTCGGTGATAAACTGAATGAACGGCCGTTCGGCAACCGAACACACCGTGCCCGCCGGCACGGCAATATCCTGTTCGGCAGGCGCATCAGTCAAAAAGGTCAGCAGCCCCTGTGCCTTGGAAGCCTTTTTTCTCTCCATCCCTCTTAATTCGGCATGATAATCAAGATATTTTCCTGTGGCCGTCTGCGCAAATGCCTGTTTGCAGATATAATCCGCATAGGTATAAACCGCATAAAGCTCCGTTGCCGCTGCCTTTAAACGGTTATCGGTATCACTGAGGCGGCCAACCTCTTTGCCCGTTTCTTCAAAATAGGCCTTTTTCATATTGTTTAAAATGTTTTCAACTGTTATGTTCAAGCTGCAAACACACCTGCCTTTCCGCATCGTTAATATATACATCCATCATTAAAACATGATTGTTTACCCGAATTTTTTTAACAAACACACCGTCCATGCACGAAACAGCCTGATTTGCACAGCAAAGTAAAAAAGCCTGTGTGCCGTTTTTGTAAAACAATGTTCCGAAATCAAAATCGGGATAAAATCTTTTATAGCCCGCTGCTGCCGCAGAATGTATATCCTTCAGCACCGAAGCATATTCATCTGTCATATAACCAGCTCCTCCCCGAACATATTTATAACCGTGCCGTTTTGAGTTAGGGTTATTTTATCGTTAATCAGAATAGAGCCGTCGTTTTTCAGGCAGATGCTTGCACCGCCCAGAGAGCGCAGCTCAATTTCCCCGCATGCCAGCGTGCCGCTGTTCATTTTCACGCCTGCACCTGCAATTTCGTTACCGTTGTTAATCAAAAGCATCTCCTGGCCGGACGGTGCACTGCTGCTGTAGCCATAGGGTGCATAGCTGCTGATTTCCTTCAGGCAGCGGCTTGCAACAGCCTCTGTTTTTCCGCTGCTGGATGCAGTTACCACCGCCGCCTCCGCAACAACCGTATTTTCCCTGTTGAATCGCCTGCTAAGCCACATAATTTATCAGCTCTCCCTTCGGTTTTCGTTTCAGCACAAGCGTTGTTTTTTCTCCGTTTTTATTCTTTGTTCTGATGATTTCATACACAAGAAATTCACCCTTATCCGTTTCAACCCTGTCAAACAGCTTAAAATCACAAGCACCCGCAAGCTGCACACGAAGGCTGTAATAATTTCTGCAGGCTTCCCTGAGCCTGTTTTTCACGGCAGTTTCCCTTTGCCATGCAGGCAGACCCGAAAGATTTATAATTTCGGATCTTACAATACCGTTTTCTTCCGCAAGCGTGCTTTTACAGTGATATTTATAATCCTGCGCAGAGGAAATTTTATAATCAATTCTGCTGATAACATCACCCCTGTCAATCACAAAGCTTTGTGATATAACCGCAAAATCCGCAAGGCGCTTAACGTCCCTGCTTTCGGTAAATATGCGCATAACATTTTTTTCGTCAACATACACAGGCGCACCCGCTGCCGCACAAACAAAATGATTCACGGCGCCGAAGCAGCTTGTGCCCTTTGAAACGGTATAATCCTGTTCAATATAAATATCGGGCAAATCACACGAAAAACCAAATGCCTGCGCATTGCACACAAACAGCTGCCTTGCGGAAGGCTTTTTATACTCAAACGGCTGTGCCTCATTATCCGCCAGAATACATGCAGAGCTTCTGGCATAAATGAAATATACAAAGCCCGAGGCACTCTTTTCCTCACGCTGCAAATCACAAAATCCGCAAAAAACGGTTTTGCCGTTCTCAAGCGCATGCACCCTGCAGATTTCACCGATTTCATCATCCGTATCAAAATAAAGCCGCAGCCCGCTGCAGGCAGCACCCACCTCCGAAACCAGTTCGTAGGAGGCGGGGCTGTCAACCGTGTATTCCCGCGCGTTAACATCCTTTAAAACAAAAATCATTTCAGCACCACCCTGTCACCCGCCTGAACCTCAAACGGAGTTTTGTAATCATTCAGCGCCATCAGCCGTTCCACCGAAATGCCGCACCTCTGCGCAATTTCAAACATATTTTCATTTTCACCTGCAAGCGTAAAATCAAGCGGGCGCACGGGCTGCTTTTCATTTACGTTTTCCACAAACAAAAAGCTGTAATCATATCTGTTCCTTTCCGCATCAAAGCTTACGGAAAGCTTTTTCAGATAAGCATGGTACGCCTGCCCGCACGGCAGATAAAGCCAGCCGGGCTCCGCTTTTTTATGCAGCATTTCCAGCACGGCGGCATCCTCGGCCGCCCTGCTGCCGAACAAACAGCCCTTGCCCTGAATTTCCGCAGGCAGAACGGCGCCGTTTTCAACGCGGCTTTTTCCGTTAAGCAGCGGCTGATTGTGCACCATTCTGTTATGCGTAATCTCAAGAAAGGCCGGATTGCTTTTAAAGCAAAAATTCTTAAACCGCATTTTATTGTTCAAAACTGTCACCGCCCTTTACCGAAGCATCATATCTTTTGGAATCAAGGCGAAGATATTCCGAAATATCAAAAATACTTTCATATTGCTCCAAATCATTCATCATCCGCATCCTCCTGCCCAAAACGGTCATTTAATGTAAAAACGGCCTTCGTTACCATACATTCGGTTTCGGCATCCGAGGCAGGCGCGGATATACTGACCTTCATAACATGCAGCATATCAAAAAGCATGCCGCAAAGCCGCTTTGCAATCTCCCCGCCCGTAATCTCATCATTGATGTACGGCACATAAATGCCTGCCGAAATTTCAATATCACCTGCATCGGCATTTTCACCGATGGCACACGGCTGCAAATGAATACGCCTGCAGGAAAATGCAATCACTGCCGATTTCAAAAGCGTTGGCTTCACTGTTTTTGCATAGGAATGCATAAGCCGGATATTGCTGAAAAAAGCATCCTGTTCGGCTTTCAAAATAATTTGATTAACAAGACTGCTGCTGTAATTCATCCTCATCCTCCCAAACACGCTTCAAAATTGCAAAATAAAAAAGTATTTTGCTTTGGCACAAAATCCTTTCCCTTTTCTTAAAAATGTATTTCCTTCCGTCAGACAGCACAACGGCATCCCGCGAAAGAGCAGTTATATCATGATCAAACGGACCGATATATGTGTAATAATCCTTACTGATATAGCCGATTTCACTGAGCTTGTTTTCAAAATTTGTTTTATTTTTTTTATAATTATGCTGAATCACGGCATAAAACGGCGCCGAAAGCCAGTCCCCGTCGGCAAGGATAACCTCCCTGCCGACCTTATTCAGCCCGTTTTTAATTTTATATTCTCTGTTCATGTTCAAACACCTAAAAAGGCAAAGCCGGAATCCTTCAGAAATTCTCTGCAGTCCGCAAGCGCCGATTTATAAATTTCCTCCGCTGCGCTTTTTACGAAGCCTGCCTTCTCGGAAAAAGAAACATCGCCTGCCTTAAAGCTTGTAACGCCTGACTCTTCAGAGGAAAGGCAGCTGATTTTGCAGTAAGCCTTAGCCGCTGCAAGCAGCATGATTCTGGCATCATTCACATCGGCTCCGTCCTTCAGCATATCCGGCACGCTTTTTACGGCTGCCTCCAGAATAAAGCCGTATTTTTCAATTTCCTCCCTGCTGAAATCACCCATTGCCATTACATATTCTTTTATTCTTTCCGTATTCACAGCACCTTGCCTCCCCTTTATTCCGATTATGCAGACTTTGCGGTAACGGCCTTAATCGCATCACTGAAGATAACGGAAAAGCCTGCCGTTGCTGTAATGGCAGCCCGCTCAAGCTGCCTGTCAATCAGCTTATCATATTCTGTTGCAATATCGCCAAGCTGAACCTTTTCAACTGCAGCCAAACGGTCAAGCGCCAACACGCTTCCCTCCGGAACAAACGTGCTCGGGCTTACAGTTGCACCAAAGGGCGTAACCATATTGCCTGTGCCGTGAAAATTAAGCCCTGCATTGGCATCCTTAAACTCGCTCATATCAAGCAGCGCCGCAACCTCTGACGGATTGGCAATGATATTCGTTAAGCTGTAGGGATTAAACGAAGCCCATAAATCCACATAATCCTTATATGTAAGAACGGTATTGCCGCTTTTCAGCTCCTGCGCATCCGAATTACAAATGCAGTTCACCAAATCCATCATTTGTGTTCTTGCAATATAGGCACCGATTTGCTTTAATGTAACGGTAAACAAATCCAGCTTCTGATATTTGATTGCTTCATAGGAAGCCGTAAGCATGCGGCCTCTTTTATAAAGCCTTGTCAGCTGCTCTTTGGTTTTGATTTTTGTTTCGGGAATAAACGCACCCTCGCCGACTACGGCAAGCTCCTTATCCTCGCCGTCCGAAACACTTTCAACCGAACGATAATCAAAGGAATCAATGGTGGTTGTGGTTGCAACCAGCTTTGAAACCTCATCTGCATATTCAACACCCTGTGCAACCGCTCTGGAAATATATTCCGGAAAAAGCGCGGCCGAATCCGTGGTCTGAAAAAATTTAGACACCGTATCGGAATTCACACCCGAAACCTTAATATCAAATCGCTTAAGCTGACGCTGATAGGCATCAAGCCCCTCCAGCTCCGTTCCTGCATAATTGGCAGACGGGTCCAGCTCCTCCAACGAAGCAGTAAAGCCCTTTACAGCCGTGTAAAGTCCTTTTTCAAGTTTAATATTATCAAATGACATAATTGAAAATCCCCCTTTTAAAGTATAAAACCAACAATATTATTGTCTGTATCCACCTTAATAACCTTATAGCTGTGCGCAGCAGAGGAGGTCGTTTTCACGCCGCCGCTGCCGTTTGAAACAAGCATGGTATAACCGCGTACCGGCGCCGAACCCGTATACTTCATTTCCGCATAGCCCGAAAGCTGCACGGTAATATAATCACCTGCCTTGCCGACGCATACACCGATAAAATCATTGCCGTTAATCGCTTCCCTGCTTTCCTCTCCTTCCGTAACGGAAACAGGATAGCCCACACGCGTATTTGTATCCTTAAAGGTTAAAACGCCCTCATTAAATCCTTTATATGAAATCATAAAAATTCCTCCTAAATTCTAAATTCACTGTTGTTTATGTGCTTGGCCTCAGCCTTTGCCAGCTGGGGAGAGGGCATGGCGCCGCAGGCTATATTCTGTTCAAAGGCCTTTTTAAAAGCCAAAAGCTCTTTGGCTGTCATCACATTGGCCACACCCTCAAAAACCTTAAGGTCAAGCTGCGGAACAACCTTGCCGCAAAGCCTTATCAGTTCCCTGACAAGGTCCTTTTTATATTCGGTGCCAAGGCGTGCATTTTCCTCTGTTTCACTGATAAAGGCTGCAATTGCCTGTGCATCCTTTTTGGAAAGCACCGTATTGTCACCGCTGAAATCAAGCTGTTTTATAATACTGTTCAAATCCTTTTCCCCCTTATTCTCCGAAAACGCTTTCACAACACCCGCCTCCCTCTGGGCAGGAATTGCCACAAAGCTGAATTCATAGGCATCCGTTATATCCTCCAGAACAAAATAGCACAGCTTACCGTCATAGCTTTTCCCCCTGATATGGCCGCAGCTGCCTTCTTTTGTGTTTTTGCCGCAAACGGAACAGGTGCTGCCGCCTGCCGCACAGGAAACGGAAACCTCTTTTTTAATGCCTGCATCAATTTCCTTTATGATATCCTGCGTTTCGGCCGTTCTTATCATATAAGCCTTTGCTCTTAAAGTATAAAACGCATCCCCCGTTTTTGTTTTTTTGCCTGCAGGCCGAACAAGATCTGTTTCATAAATGCGCGCAAGCTGATTTTCAGCCGCGGGAATATGATTTTTAATGCCGGTTTTGCCCACAAATGCCTGCTCAAGCTGCCGAAGCGCCTCAAGCGAAAAGCATTCAAAATCACGGTCAATATCATTGTTGCATAAATCCACTTTAAAGGCATATATCTCGTCAAGCGATAAATCCCTGCAGGTAAAGCGGTTAATTTTTTCCAAATCGCTGCTGTCAGGCGTAAAGCCCTTTACAACATATCCGTTTTTCAATCCCGAACCTCCGTTTCAATTTTTCTTGCCTGTGCATCATAAAGCCTTGCCTTGGCATGCTCTGTTTCATCCTGAAGCGTAATCGTATTCCAGCAGATGCGCAGCGGCAGAGCCAGCCCCCTTGTGCTTAAAAACTTTTTGCCGATTTTAAGTAAAACAGGCGTTAAAATCATTCTGTAGTATTCCAGCTCAGAGGTCAAAATATCTGCCTGCTGCGCACTCATTCTTTCCGTAGTGGACCAGGAAAGCCCAAGCATATACGGCGGCAGGCCTGTTTTTGCAACAATCTGCTCCAACAGCTGGCGCACGGGAATTTCACTGTCAAGCACAACATTGTCCGCACCGATAACCTTTACGGAAACATCACCCACGGCAACAAAATCCTTAACCGCATCCTTGCTGCCCATCGCCTCGCTCCAGGCAGACGCAATCTGCCGTGCACGCTCCTTTGCCGTAAAATGATCAAGCCCCTCGTTTTCCGGCTTATAGGTTACGGCATACCTTAAATTGCCGGCATGCTCCCAGTTCTGCCCGATTGTGTTATAAATTTTAAGCAGAATATCGGCAATAAACGGCAGCCCCTTCAACAGGCTTCTGCCCGGAATTTCACCCGGTGCAGGATTCAGCGCAGAAAACAAAATCAAATCCTGATGCTCTATTTTCTTCCTGTTATTATAGAATTCAATATCAAAATGATTATCGGCCCGCCTTGCCTCCAATGCCGAAAGCTCACCGTTATACAGTGCATAAAAGCCGTTGTCATCCGCCAGCATTTCCCCCACGGCAGTGCCGTAGGTCAGAAGCTGCTCCAGATAAGAAGAAACAAAAGCGTGTATGCCCTGCTGATTGCCGCCTACATTGATGGCTTCAAAAAATTCGTTCATCTGCCCGTTCACGGCTTCATTTCCCGTTTCAAACGAAAAGCCGCTGCAAAGGCGAACAATTTTAGATATGGCAACATCAATAACCGGCACACTGTCCTTCAGCGCGGAATAAACAGAATTATCATGACTCAGGGAAACCGCGCTGTTCAGACGTCCGAACGGATGATTGCTGACGGCACCGGTCTGAACCGCACAGCAGGCAGCGCCCGCCGCTTTTCTGCTTTTACCGAACAAGCCCAAATGTTCACATCCTTTCCACTGCAACGGAAAATAAATCATTCTGCTCCTTTTTATGCAAAACAGTGGAAACAAAATATCTTATATCATCCATTGCGTGATCATTTTCTTTTTTTGGTGCATCGCGTTTTACCCCGTCATCCCATCTGTAAACGGAAAATTCCTTAATTGTGCTTTCACAGCAGGGATAAAAAAATATTTCATCATTCTTAAGTGCCTGGCAAACATAATGAATGCCCTTTAAAACATCGTTATCTGCCCGGATAACCTTAAATTCATTATGCCGCTTCACGGTTTCAATAAAGCTTGCGGCAGACGGGTCAATAATAAGCGCCTCAATTTTCCGCCCCTGCACAAGCCTTTTCAGATTTTCATAATATTCCTCATCCGTAAGCTGAATGCCCTTGTCCCTTCCCGAATGATAAAATTCATCCACTCTGTACCATGCATGCTCCGCCCTGCCCCAAAGGCCCAGCGAAAAGGGATTCACCGTTCCGTAATCACAGGATAAATAATATTGCGAAAAAGCACCGCTGCAGGTCTGAATATGCCGTTCACTGCTGAACATCGGATAAACCAGACCGTCTGCACAAACCCATTTGCCTTCCACAAAGCGCGCATAAAAAGCGCCGCTGTACAAATTTCCGTAGCGCTCTATTACCCGGCGGGAAAGAGAGGGATTATCCTCCATCCTGAAATGCAGATACAGCATGCCTTTTTCCTTTCGCTTTTTTATCCATTCCCTGTAAAACCAGTGATACGGATGCTCGGGATTGCAGTTGAACCAAAATTTTGCATTTTCAAGAGAGCATCTTGCCAGTCCCTGCTCCACAAAGGAGCGGGGCATCAAAGCAACCTCATCCAGCATAATTCCGCCCAGGGTCATACCCTGAATCAAAGAGGCAGAGCTTTCATCCCTTCCGCCGAAAAGATAAAAGCGGTTTTTTCTGCCCCCCTTTTCCACTTCAAGATAATTACGGCTGACCTTATAATCACATGTAAAGCCCAGCGCCTTAAGCTGAGGGAGCAGCGGCGTTACAACATTACGTCTGAGCGATGCAATGGTTTTGCCGCACAGCGCAAACGAGGTATCGTTAAAGCAGTAAAATGCCCAGCATATAAAAGAAAGGCTCATGCAAAGCGTTTTTCCGCTTCTGACGGCACCGTCACAAATAATGCCGTTTTTGCCCTGCAGGCCGGCACTGCTGCACCACCAGGTAAGCACGGCCATCTGCTTTGGCGAAAAGCTTTTAAAGCTGTTCATTTTCCTGCTCCTCAAAAACCGTTTCTATATTTTTTGCGCCCTGCTGCAGCGCACTGAAAAAATTAAGCTGCTCGGATGCAGCATCCTCCCGTGCCGCAGCCAGCTTTTCAAGCGCCTTGATTCTGTCAAAAAACTTAATTTCCATGCCACCGCCGCGCGGCCGTTTTATTTCACTTATATTCATAAGATTCAGCCTCGGCAGATTGTTCAGAATATCCTCATCGCTTGAAAACAGCAGATAAAGGCAATCCCTTATATCGCCGAAGGCCAGCTGCCGCAGTCCGTCATTTATTTCATCCTGTAAGCTTTTTTTCCGCCTTGCCATCATTACCTCCTCAAAATTAATCGTGAAAAATGCTCTCTCACTAATACCCCGGAACAGGAAGCTTTATAGCGCCGAATGACTATAAATAACGCAAAAAAACCGAAAATAAATTTATTTTCGGCCGAATATGCATATAATGCGCATAAAAAAGGGACTGTAAAAAACCAAGTTCTTTACAGCCCTTTTTTATATCCTCTTACTTTTTTATTTTGGATGCCTTAACAAATACACCGTTTTCTTCACCTGCAGCGGTTACCGTTACGGTATCACCTTCATTGATAAGCAATGCCTCCATGCAGTCACTTACGGCAATATAATAATATTTACCGTCAATTTCAAAATAATACACCGTATTTCCGTTATTTACAGACGATTTAACGGAAGCAACCGTGCCGGAAATCGTTGCCTCAGCCGCGCTGTCCGGTTCTTCGGGCACAGCCACATCTGCATTCGGCTCGTCAACAAGAATATTATCAACATCCACATCAGAGCCCACAATGCCCTTATCCTGAAGCGCTTCAATATAATTTTCAACAGCTGCGTTCAGCGCCTTTTCATCACTCTTAAGATTATCAAGCAGGCCCGTGCCCACAATCGTTTTATCCGCAAGGCTTACAAGCGCATAGCCCTTAACCGTGTTTCCGTCACCGTAAAAGCTCATAAAATAGGTGGGATTGCCTTCAATATCCAGCAAAATCGGAAAGGTTGCCCTATACTGATAATTTTGTGTTGCGTCCTCGGCAGATTCCATGGCAGCCGTTTCAATGGCGCCGCCGTTTGAATAATACCTTGTTTCCTTTGTTCTTTGATTGCAAAGAATGAAGCCGAAGTTGGAGGTATCCGATTCGGGAGAGGTTACACCCGTGTAAACCCAAACATCATCATTCATTGCAATATAACCGTTTCCGGCAGAAGCAAGGCTTACATTCTTCTGGAAAATAAGCGAATTCCAGAAGCCGCTGCTCAGCTTGCCGTAATAATTATACTGCTCAAGCACCAGATTTGCATTATAAACAACATCTATCCATTCAAGACTTGCATCCGATTTCACAGCTTCAATATCATAATATTCACTGTCACCCGTAAGCGCATCCGTAATAATAACCGCCTTAACATCCGTTCCGCCGAACAAGCCTATTTTTTTATCCAGAACAGGCGTAATCCAATACGGATGGCCGTCATCCTTTATTTCAAAATTAGGTGTATCCAGAATAGCAGTGGGGTACTGAAAACGAATATGCCTTACAAGCTTTTCATTAAAAAGCTCCGACGGGCTGTATCTGATACCGCTGCCGAACTGCTCATTGCAGTTCACAACCGTAACCTTCTGCGAAATCAGGTCAACAATCATATAGGCAGGCAAGCCCTCCTTGGTGTTGCTGAACCATTTAAATACATCCGCATACTGCAGATAGGCAACTCTTACGGGGTTTTCATTATAATTAATCAGCGTTGTTGTGTCTGCAACAACATACTGGCTTTTATATTCGGCAAGTGAGCCAAGCTGCTGGTCTGCCAGATTTACCGCTCTTTTTTCATCAATTCGAGGTACCCTGTTATAGCTTACGGTTTCAAAATCCTCACTAAACTGACTGTCCGCAACAGGCATCAGCTTTGCATAATCCTTTGCCCTGAAAATGGTTGCACCGCAAAGCCAGCCAACAGCTGCAACAACGGCAATAACCGCCGCCATAATAATCGGCACCAATGATTTTTTCTTTATATATTCACGCCTTTCCACCAGCTTGTTTGCCTTGCACAAAGCGGCAAAAGCAGCAAAAAAGATGGCAATCAGCGCAAGAACGAATGCGTATAAATTCGTATCCTTAACATTCAGTGCCGGCAGCATCATGTAATAAAGCGCACTGCCTGCTATTACTGTTATTACTGCAGAAAGCAAAAGCTTTAAAGCCACCTTCGGCGGTTTAACAACAGCCTCAACCTCTTCCGCCTTCGGCCATTTAAATCTGCCCTTGAAGTCATTGATTACTTCATCGGCATCATAATTCATGTTCGGAATCTGTTCACTCATAAATTTTCTCCCATCAAATATAGTATTTTAATAATAACATATCTTAAAATTATAATCAATATATAAATCGTATTTCAAAAAAAGCAATAAAAAACAGGCGGATAAAAATCCGCCTGTCATATTATATCTCAGATTAATCAGCCGATAAGAGTAACGCCCTTGCTTGACATAAGATATTCTGCTGATGCAGGATACTTCCATGTCATTCTTACAAAAAGGCTTGCGCTCTTATCTTTAATAACTGCGATGGTTGCATGATTTACAGCAACTTCGGCAATCATATTATATTCAGCACTTACAATTTCTTTTGTTGCCGTATTAATTGTAACGGTTGCAACACCGCCCTTGTAATTTACTTTACAGTTTTCGGCAGTTGTACCTGAAGCCCAGCTTAATACGCCAAGGTTTTCAATTGTGGAATCAATAGCACCAAGTGACTGGAATACGTGACCCTGTGCATCCTTGCCCGGCATGGACATATTAACTGCTTTCGGCTGAAGCTGCATTGTGATTGTGCCGTCACCGTTATCCTTAACATTAGCATCAAGAAGGTCATCGGCAACAAGGCGGCTGGTCTGAAGAGATTCACCATTGCCGTCCCACTCATCCGTATCAAGTGCCGGATTTCTGTTTGTACTCGGAACAAGACCGTTAAGACCGGGATTATAAATACCGTCTACAATACCGGGAACCATGTTGTTAATCATTGCGTTTTCGGAACCGTCAATCTTAATACCGTCAACGGAAAGCTTTTCTTCACCGAGAAGCTTATACCATGTCTGTGTAGCGCCCTGATCATCCTTATACTGTGCCATAAGCGTTTTTGAATAATCATAAGCTTCAACATAGAACTTAACAACATCCTCGATGGAAGAAAATTCAACTCCGCCGTATGTACCTGCTGTAAAGGATGCGTCAAGCACGGAAACATCTTCCGTTGTGCCGTTTTCATCACCCTCGTCCTTCTTCTGCCAATCACCTGATTTGATTTCTTTAATAGCCGTGATTGTTCCGTTTGTAACATAATTAATCTTTGCACAGCCTGCAAGTGTAAGAACAAAGGATGCGGCAAGAACAACGCAAAGAATTCTTTTTAATGTTTTTTTCATTGTGAGGTGTACCCCTTTCAAAAATCTGATTTTGCATTAGTCAAAATGCTACTACTTAAATTTATTATAAAATGAGCAAAAAGTCAAGAGTAAAAATGCAAATACAATAAAATCTTTAAAAAAATATTAAGTTTTTTGCCAATTATACCCGATTTGTTGTAAATCTTAACCATATATGATATACTTTACTAATATCAAGGAGGCGTTTTTATGAGATGTAAAAACTGTGGATTTGAAAATGAGGATAACAGATATATATGCCAAAACTGCGGCTCTCCCCTTTTTGATGAAGAGGAAATACCTGCAGCAGCAGATGACAGTAACAATTATAACGAACAAAATGATAATAAGGAAAGCAGCCCCGAGGAGGACAAAAAGAAGCAAATCATTATTATAATCATTGCCGTCATTGTTGCCGTTGCAGTGATTGCAGGTATTATATTCGCGGCAGCTTTTGCAAAAAAGGATAAGGAAACGACAACCGAAAGCACAACCGTGTCAACAACGGCCGAAGAAAAAACAACCAAAAAAGCTACAACTACAAAAAAAGAAACCACAACAAAGGAAACCACCACAGAGGAATCAACCTCCAAAGAAACAACAACAAAAAAAGAAACAACCACAATTGCTTCCTATTATATATATGTTGATATAGACGGCAACGGCAGCGTTTCGGGTGACGGAAAATACGAAGCAGGCAAAAAAGCAACACTGACTGCTGCAGCGGATCCCGGCTTTGAATTTGAAGGCTGGTTTGATGCATCGGGAAATCTTGTTGCATCTGCAACCAGATACACAATCACCGTTAAGGGCGATGTGAACCTTACGGCAAGATTTAAAGCAACGGAGGCTGAACTGCAATGACAAAGGGCGAAATAGCAGAACAAAACTTTTACAGCGGCTATAACTGTTCACAGGCGGTTGCCGCTGCATTTGCGGATGAATTAAATATGCCGAAGGAGCAAATTGCACGGCTTACAATCGGCTTCGGCGGCGGAATGGGCAGATTAAGAGAGGTTTGCGGCACAATTTCGGGCGCTGTTTTTGTGCTCTCGGCACTTTACGGCGACCGGGATAAAAGCGTTGTTTATAAAATGGTGCAGGATATTGCCGCCGAATTCGAAAAACAAAACGGAAGCATAATTTGCAGACAGCTGTTGGGGCTTGAGGAAAAAACACCCGTAACCCCGCAGGCGGAAGCAAGAACACCGGAATATTATAAAAAAAGGCCGTGTCCGCAGCTCGCCCGCCTTACGGCAGATATTCTTGCAGAATATCTGAATAATTTAAAATAAAAAACACTTGATTTTTATTCCCCGATATGTTATAGTATTTGAGCATTAATTAAGCAGCACGCTTATGAACTGCATACGCGCCGGTAGCTCAGCTGGATAGAGTGTTTGGCTACGAACCAAAAGGTCGGGGGTTCGAATCCCTTCCGGCGTACCAAAACCATATTATACAAATTTATTTTACTTCAAAAACTGCTTTGCAGTAACAGTATATAATCTTGTATAATATGCATACGGAAAAAGAACGGTTTAACTTTTCAGTTAAGCCGTTCTTTTTATTTGAAAACATTTGACACATTCATAACATTAAAATATAATAAAAATGTATGATTTCTGTTGAATTGAGGAAAAAGTAATTGGAACAACAAATATTAAATATAAGCAACGCGGAATATGAAAAAACAAGCCATACCTCATCAAAAATGCAGCCTGACACTCTTTTTAATTTTATGGAAAAGGTCGATTGGCTTATTGAAATAATTCAAAACAAGGCAATTCCTCCAAGATATTGTGTTGAAGATATAACTTATCTTAAAATTGATGAAATTGATAAAATTGCCTATCCTATGAAATGTTTTTGTGATATTAATCTGCACAAATTGCACGAACATATTGGATGGTATGGTGCTTGTGGAATAGCATTCTCAAAACAATGGGGTATGGAACACGGTATACAGCCTTTACATTATATTAATCCCCATTCTAAATTAAGAGAAGATTTTACAGAATCTTTTAATTCATCATTAAAATTGAATTATAAAAGACAATCAAAACTGCAACGAATATTAAAAAATTATTTATTGCACGAGTTAATGTATTATAAACCATATTCAGGTGCTTTTGTAAATCGCAGAACTTCTGAAAAAAGCAATAAATGTTTTACAGACGAATGCGAGTGGAGATATTTACCTGATGTTGAGAAATTTGATTATGAACAAATAGTTATTTATGACGAATTAAAAAAGGGATATATTGATAACTTAAATGCTTCCTTAAAGAGTGTTCAAGAAGTTTCTTTGCAATTTAAATATAGTGATGTAAAACATCTTATTGTAGAAAATAACGATGATTATATAAAACTTATTAACGCCATAATCCAGTTACCTATTGAAGAATACGAAAAATATTTATTATCATCTAAAATTATAGTTTGGGATAAATCAAAAGGAGATTTCTAATGTTTGTAGATTTTGATAAAGTTTTAAAAAAGGCTAAAGAGCCTGAAACAAAATTACCTGATGCTTTAGTTGATTATTTAAGCAAATCCTTACCAAAGGGATTTGAATATAAACAATTAGACGATGGCATATGTACTGTTGTACCAAAAGACAATAACCTGCAAATTGGTGGGTGGAAAATTCTGCTTACAGAACATCAGAAAAAAATTCTCGGTGACTCTTTTACACAAAAAGATTTATGGAACTATTTAGAAAACGCACAAATACCATTTGAAATTATACCTGCTGATGGTACAAATATCACATTAAATGGTGAAAAGTTTCCAATTGATGATATGATTATATCTCCAAAAAATCCGAAAAAAAAATTAGAAATGAAAAGATATATTTTGCCACATAAATTTTCAATTCCACAACCAATCCCAATATCTTGTGGTAATATATGTAAAAATATTGCAATACAGAGAATTGCAAATGATAGTGTTGATGAAATTATATTTGAATCTTTGTCTGAAGAATCAATATATTTAAAAATTCTTTTAAATCAAAAAAAGCATTGCTCAACAATAAATATGTCTTTAAAAGATGCAAATATAAAAACAGTAACAGAATTAATAGAAGCAATGACTTTATTTAATGCTTTCGTTAATGGCGAGTTATGTATGTTTGAGCAACGATTACAACACAGACCAACAGAAAAAAAATCAACATTTTATGATGAAGAAACAATTTCTTTTTGGAAAAAAGTATTGGAAATTGAAACTTATTTAAACCTCAAATTTACTCCTCCAAAAGAGGATATTGACGATAGAACTGCCTGCGAAATTGAAAAGCTTTATCAATGCTTAATAAATAAAGTTCCAATTAAAGATAATTATACGGTTGATTCTGTAAGTGGTGATTGGAACTTAAAGGACGATATTGACAATTCTCTGAATAAGCCTATATTTTTAACTTTTAAAGGTTACGAAGAATTTGAAATTTTTGAAGAAAGGTTTACTTTACCTTGCAGGATAGCATTATTTAATTCAGTATTTAAAGAAATTCAAAATTTCAATGATGAACGCAAAATCATTATCGACGATGAAAGTGATGATAAAAAAAGATTTACATCTGTGCTTTTATTTAAAACTGATGAAGAAACATCTAAGTTTAAAATTCAAGAGCATATTGATGAATTTAAAAATGCTAAATCACCAATGGAATACATTTAATTCTACCTACGGTTTAACTAAAAAGTTAAACCGTTTTTTATTTTTTACCTTTGATTTTCAAATGACTTTTTATAATATCAAAAGCAGTCATTTTAGTCAGTTTTACCAAGATGGCATAAAACAATCAAAATTTCTCTGTTTTGCACAAATAATTTTATATCTTTTATACTTCTTAAGCACCTAAAGTTTGTTTTTAGGTGCTTATTTTTGTGCAACTTTTTTCTGACTGTTTTCAAAACAAGCAAAAAAGTGCCAAAATAACGGTATTTTTGCCATTTTAAAAAACCTCGGATTCGTTATATTCAGTAGCCCCTCAGGGCAATCCACAAAGGAGGTACTGAAAATGACGGATTTTTCAAATATTCAAATCAGCAATGAACAGGCTCATCAGTTTGCAAGAGCAATTTATACAGATGTTGTTGACTATGTAAAAAATCATCAAGAAGAATACAAAGAGTTTTTGAAAAAAGAAAATTTAAATTAAAACAAAAAGAGGTGAAAAAACGATGAAAAATACCAATCAACAAAGCAACACATTTTTTCAGTTGCCGATTAAAAATCAAAATGAATTTAACAAACTATTAATTAACCAAAGTAATAACAAATTCAGCATTGATACAGTTAAATCGTTATTGTCCGTTTTTGATATTAAGGTTAAATTTAATGAAATGAACAGAAATGTAGAAATTATAGGTCTGCCTGAAAAATACATTGCAGACGATTTATATGAAATTTTATCAACTATTCTATATGATACAGCCAATATTTTATCATATAGAAAAACATCAAAATCTGTCGCTGAAGATTTCTTGAAAGTCATAGCAAATGAAAATCATTATCATCCTGTTTTAGATTTATTAAATGCCAAAAAATGGGACAAGCAGGACCGATTGAATGAATTGTATAATATTATGGGTATTGAAGATAACTTTTATAAAGCTATCATACATAAATGGGCGATACAAACAATCGCTGTTCTCTATAATTCAAAAAATACACCTGTGTCAGCACAGGGTGTATTGGTTTTACAAGGTGAGCAAGGCATAGGAAAAACTCAATTATTAAGACACCTTGCGATTAAAGACGAATTTTTCAAGGGCGGTGCAACATTGGATATGACAAACAAAGATAGCTTATTATCCGCCACCAAAGTTTGGATATGCGAACTCGGCGAGATTGACAGCACTACCAAAAAAGAGCAATCTGCATTGAAAGGTTTCTTAACTGAACAATCTGACCGTTTCAGAGAACCTTATGCCCGTAAAGAAACTGTCAGTTACCGCAGAACTTCTTTTTGCGGAAGTGTAAATCCAAAAGGGTATTTGCGTGATGAAACAGGAAACCGACGCTATTGGACAATTCCGATTAACAAAATAGATTTACAATCAGTATTTAAGCATTCACAAGAGTGGTATATTCAGTTTTGGTTACAGATACACGAGGATTACAAAAACAATCCTAAAGGCTATTTATTAACAGCAAAAGAACAAAATCAGTTAAATACTAATAATGAAGAATTTGAGGCTGATGTTTACGGAGAAGATGAATTTTTAACAGCATTTGATATTACTGCTGATGAATCATTGTGGAAATTCTGCACAACCTCTGAAATCGTTAATCTTCTTAATGATAAGAACAAAGGCTTAAATATCAGCAGTTCGCAATTCGGAAAAAGCCTGTTGCCTAAAATTGAAAAATTAGCAGGAAAAGAATTTAAAAGAAAAACTGTAAAGGGTAAGAGGTTAAAATTTTTTCCACCTGAAAGAAAAGATAATACTGATAATAATCAATCAGCAACATTGCCTGATTATAGAATTCAATCAAGTTCTGTTTTAAATAATGAAGATGATATTATAGATGATGTTGATTATTAACTGCATAGTGGTGCAGGGTGCAAGATAAAATATAAAAAATTATATAATTATATATTTTTCATTAATTTATATAATTAGCCTGTTACACCTTGCACCCCGCACCTCATAAAAAACGGACTAGCTTAAAAGTCAGTCCTTAAATTTCATTTATTCTTTATATGGATTATTAAAATTCCCTACGATGATTTTGCATTTTCTTTACTTATATCATTTGCCTTAACAAATGCTTTGCCCTGTTCAATAAAAATGCTTTGCTGTTCGGCAGTCATTAAATTAAACAATCTTAATAATTCCTGTGTATTATTAAACTCTGTTCTATTATCCTCATAACCCACAAGATAATCTATTGATGTATTAAAGAATTTTGCCATAGTTTTCAGAGTTTCAATATCAGGCTCTATATTATGATTTTCGTATTTATTAATTGACTGCTGACTGACACCGATAACATCTGCAAGTTGTTGTTGACTTATATTATACGCGTTACGAAGTTTTTTCAGATTGGTTATCATAATTACCACCTCTAATCATTATGATAACAACTTCACATTGTCAAATAAAACACTTATATGTAGTTATTGACAACACCTGTAGGTTGTTATATAATCAGTATATACTTATATATTCGGAGGTAAGATAATGGAAAATCAAAACACAAAGCAGAAAAAGAAAGTCATAACAAAAGCAGTCTGCATTGTTATAGCAATTTTGCTGATGATAGGCATTGCATTTATTGTAGCAAATTATGTGCATAAAAATAATGTCCTGCCTGCTTCTGCCGAAGTTAAGAATGGCTTGTCAGCTTATGAACTTGCCGTTGAGCAGGGATATAACGGCAGTCTTGAAGAATGGCTTAAATCTCTTGAAGGCAAATCTGCTTATCAAATAGCCGTTGATAACGGCTATTCAGGAACAGAGAATGAATGGAACAAGGCAGTTGCTAATATATCCAATCAAAACAGTACAACCATTACAAATGCTGAATTTTCAAAAGACGGTGATTTGATAATCACTCTTTCGGACGGAACAACCATAAATGTCGGCAAGGTTGCAGGCTCTGACGGCAAAAATGGTGCGAACGGAAAGAACGGCTCCGATGGTAAAAATGGTCGTGACGGCATAGACGGTAAGAACGGACAGGACGGCAGAGGTATTAGCTCTGCAAGTGTAAATTCCGACGGTAAGCTTATCCTTACATTTTCAGACGGCTCAACCATTAATCTTGATAAGGTTGTAGGTGACAAAGGAAATAAGGGAAAGGACGGACAAGATGGTATCGGCATTAATGATATTGTTGTTACTGATAATGGTAATCTCAACATTACATTATCAAACGGCACAACTCTTAATCTCGGCACAATTAAAGGCACCGACGGCAAGGACGGATTGAATGGACTTGACGGACAGGATGGAAAAGACGGCATCGGTATCAGCAATGTAAACATCAATACTGATGGTGAACTTGTTCTCACATTCTCCGACAATCAGATAATCAATCTTGGTTGTATTGTAGGCAAGGACGGCAAAGACGGAGCAAATGGCGTTGATGGTAAAGACGGTGCAGATGGTCAGGATGGCATAGGTATTGATGATGTAACCATTTCCAATGATGGGGCATTGACTGTTACACTCTCTAACGGTACAGTATTAAATCTTGGAAACATCAAGGGTGCTGATGGTATAGGAATTTCAAAATCGGAAATCAATACAGACGGCGAACTTGTTTTAACCTATACAAACGGTGATGTTGAAAATCTCGGTAAGGTAATAGGCAGAGATGGTGTTGACGGCTCTGACGGTACTGGCATAAAAAATGTTACACTTTCAACTGATGGCGATTTAATCATCACGCTTTCAGATAATTCAATCCTTAATCTCGGCAATATCAAAGGTGAAAAAGGCGACAAGGAAGATAAGGGCGATAACGGTGCTGACGGTAAAGACGGCAGAGGTATTGCAAAAACGGAACTTGTAAATGGTGAATTAATCGTTTATTATACAGACAACACAAGTGATAATTTAGGAAGTATTTCTTCTAACAATAACGAAACCGAAGAATTATATTATGCTTCTGATGATGATTTTGTATATACTATTAAAACAATAACTTCAAACGATGGAAGCCAATCAAAACAAATCGCAATGATTCGTTCATTAAAGGGAGAAGCTCTCAATAAAAAATATATAGTGATTCCGAGCAGAATTAATAAAGTGCTTGTTGAAGAAATTGTAGGTCTATCTAGTGCAAACTTAAAAGCTGTTTCCATACCAAGTTCAGTTAATAAAATACATTCTGAAGCTTTTTCACAATGCTATAATTTAGAAAAAATCACTTTTTCTAAATCAGGAAATTGGTATAATGGAAATGGCGAGAAAATACCTAATTCAGCATTAGCAGACCCTGCAACTGCTGCTAAAACCTTCCTTGCTGACCCTTATGATTGGGAATGGGAAACACAATGGAAATATTAACAAAATAAATTATAAATAAGCGAGAAAATTTATGGAATTGAAAGACAAAATATATGCACATCTAAGAGAAAATCATTTTGCTGAAGATTATGTTTGGAAACCGCAAAACTATTTAAATGCGTTTGTTGTAAACCTTAATCCTATTGAACACAAAGATTTTAAAAATGCAATGAATGAATTATGTAACGAGGGTATATTTAGTGCAGAGGGAAATGACGAATTACCTACATACCGACTTACTGAAAAAGGTGAAAAGGAAATTTGGTAAATTCTATTCCTTAACAATTCTGTAAGAAGATTTACCAATGTTAAATTCTATCATATTATCACCATAGTTACGCATAGATATTTCATATCCGTTTAACTCTACTATGGTATTGAGCAGGTCAAACACACAGTTTACAGACATAATAGCATCATTACAGGGCAACTCACTTGACGCAGTAATAGACTTTTTAAGTATTCGTTTCATAACGCAACTCCTTTAATATTTTAGCAGGATAATTTAATTATACATTTAGGTTAAATGGTTTTATCTTTTCAGACTGCCTGCTGAGAGTTTCAGCAAGCAGATTTTCAAACAAATCAATTATTTATCCTTACATAAATATAAAAGGTTTTTTCGCTAAATTTAAAAGCACTTCGCAAAGATATAAACTATCTTTCGGAGTGCTTTTTCCTTTCAATACACCGTATAAAAATAAACATCTCTTTTCCTTTATTTCAAATAAATATAAGCAGCTTACCTGTTCACGGTTTGTTCAAATATGAATAGACTCTTAACGAAAGTTGGAATCTTTTCGTTTATATCTTATAATATATTTACAACAATGAAAGGCAGGTAAAAATTTATGATTTACGGTTATGCAAGATGTTCAACAAATGAGAAAAGCAGGATATTAACAGACAGGTCCGAGAGCTAAAACAAATGGGTGCAACTGATGAAACAATGTATTTGGAGTACGAAAGCGGAACAATTACAAACAGAATTCAGTTAAACCGTTTGCTTGATTGCGTAAAGCAGGGCGATACAATCATTGCAACAGAGGTCAGCAGAATTACAAGAAGTGCAAAACAGTTATGTGAAATTATTGAATTTGCAAAAAACAAACACATTAAATTAGTATTCGGCAGTTTTGTTGTTGACTGCACAAATGAGCTTGACCCTATGACAGAGGGAATGATTAAAATGATGGGTGTGTTCAGCGAACTTGAAAGAAACATCATCAGTCAGCGTGTTAAAAGCGGTATGGAAAACGCAAAGGCAAAGGGCAAGGTTATCGGCAGGCACAAAACGACAGTTGACGATATACCGAGAGTGTTTTTCAAAAATTATGAAAAATACAAAAGGGGTGAAATCAACAAAGCTGATTTATCACGCTTATGTGAGATTTCCTATCCTACCGTTTATAAATACATATCTATTGTGGAGGACTGAAATGAAAGCTAGTATTTATTCAAGAAAAGAAATAGAAAAAATGATAGATAACGATTTCCCTAAGAATACAGCCGTTATCAGTTTCTATGACCCAAAGGGCATACGAAGTGATAATCTTACCCCTGTTGACTATAAAAACAAAGCAGAAATGGTTTATCAGGTTGCTGTGTATGACATTGATATTGAGTGCTTAAAAGATTACGGATTGACATTCGATACATATTTACCCGAGGCTGATAAAATAGCAGAATTCATATACAAGGCAAAAGAAAAAGGCTTTGATATAATTTGTCAATGTCATTACGGTCAAAGCAGAAGTGCAGGCTGTGCTGCTGCCATACTTGAACACTTTGAAAAGAACGGTATCAGCATTTATGCCGATTACAGATATTGCCCTAATCAAGTTATATTTAATAAAATATTTGATGCACTTGAAAAGTATAGAAATGAAAGGATCTAATTATATGACAAATAAAGCTGAAAAAATCAATGTAGTAATTTATGCAAGATACAGTTGCAGCGGTCAGCGAGAAGAAAGTATTGAAGGACAGTTAAAGGTTTGCCACGAATATGCTAAAAAGAATAATTTAACAGTAATTAACGAATACATAGACAAAGCAATGACGGGAAGAAGTGATGACCGCCCGCAATTTCAGCAAATGGTAAGCGACAGCAAAAAGCGTGAGTTTCAAAAGGTATTAGTCTATTCATTAGACCGATTTTCCCGAGATATGAATAAAGCTATGTATTATGAAGTTAAATTAGAAAAAAATAATGTTCAATTAATATCTGCAACTGAAAACTTTGAAAATACGGCAAGCGGAAGATTTTGCAAAAATGTAATGTTGTGCCACGCACAGTATTATTCCGAAGAACTATCACAAAAAGTCGGCAGAGGTTTAGAATTAAACGCCGAAAAGGGATTTATGAACGGTGGATTAGCACCTTTCGGATATAAACTTGTTGATAAAAAATTAGAAATTGACGAAAACACAGCACCCTATGTTAAAAGGATTTTTCAGATGTATGCAGACGGAATGAAATGTACGGATATTATAGAATACTTAAATGCTCACGGAATGAGAACAGCAAAGGGCTGTGAATTCGGCAGAAACAGTTTACACACGATTTTTAACAACAGAAAATATATTGGAGAATTCAAATACGGTGATATTGTTATTCCTGATTGTGTGCCGAGAATCGTTGATGATGATTTATTCAATCAGGTTGCAGAAATACTTGTTAAAAACAAACACAATGCAGTGCATAACAAAGCAAAGGTTGATTATCTGCTTACTACCAAACTGTTCTGCGGTCATTGCAAATCCCCTATGGTCGGTATTTCAGGCACATCAAAATATAAGAAAACATACTATTACTACTCCTGCAATGAATTCAGAAAAAAGAATTGCAAAAAGCGGAATGTCAGAAAAAACCTTATTGAAAATTTAGTTGTATCAAAATGCCTTGAAATGCTAACTGATGAAAACATAAGCAAAATTGCAAAAGAAATCATTAAAGAAAATAAAAAGGATAATGACAATGCGAATATAAAATATATTAAAAAGCAAATAAACAAAAATGAACAGCAGCAGGCAAATCTGCTTGATTCATTATCAATGTGCAATATAGATACAGTCAGACAATCCATATTTGATAAAATCGAGAAATTACAGCTTGCACATTGTGAATTGGAAAAAGAGCTGTCCGTTGAAAAGCTAAAAAACACGGAACTTACGGAAAGCGATATTATATTCTTTTTAAGCAAACTTAAAGGCGGAAATATTGACGATGTAAAATACAGAAAAGCACTGATTGATATTTTTGTAAAATCAATTTACTTATATGAAGATAAGGTTACTATAATATTCAATGTCGACAATATAAGTGTTACGATTGATGATGTAATTCTTGATAAAATTAGCAAATCATCAAAAAATTTGTATTCTAATAGTTCTGTTGTACCAAATAAAAGAATACGAGCATTTTGTTCGTATTCTTTTATTTTTTAGGAAGGGATGAGAAACAAACTCCGTATTTTGAGGTGCACACCGAAAAATTCGGGAGAAAGGTACAGCGTACCTTTCGATAGCTGCGTGGAGAATCTCTTCCGGCGTACCAAAAAGAGATACGAACACCGTTTCATATCTCTTTTTTCATTTCAGAAAAGGATGCTTTCAAATGCATATATTAAAAAAATTATTTCCAAAAAAGCATATTCCCAATATCCCGCCCCTGCCGCCACGGGAAACAATAATTGAACAAATGCACAATAAACAGCTTAACTTTTTTCCTGATACAATAATGAATGTGTTCTATTCAAAAGACAAATCCATGCGATATGTTATACTGCAAAACCACAACGGATATTTCACATATCATCTTGAAACATTATACCGATATGATGAAGAGGAATGGCAATACTTCTGCTGCAAAAACAATGCTTTGCCCGCAATATGGGAACCCTGCAAAACAATCAAGAAATCCATATTCAGCAATGAAACGGATTTAATAAAAGAAATGAAAACGGAGCCTGAATATAAGCAGTATTTCAAATAAACTCTGCTCCGTTTTCAAACACTTTTTCGCTTGCACGCACCGTTAAGCTCTGTCATACTACATTTTGCATAAATATTGAATATGGAAAAACAAAGAACTTCGTATACAAGACTTAATAAATTATGATATAATGTAACAGACAAATCGGATGTTTCGGAGATGAAATAAAACAGTGAACAAAAAATCAAATACCGGACTGGATATTTTATTCCATACTTATTGGTCAAGCAAAGGATGGAAAAACGGTTCAATAACAAAAGAAAATTTTAATTGTGCCAAAAATGAAGGCTACATGTTTGACTATCCAATATATGAAACACATGATCATGCATTAGAAAGACTTAATGAATTACTACCTAAAATAAATACTACGGAAATAGCTAACGCTTTCTTGTATAGTTTGTCAACAAGAAAATTAGAATACCGTTCAGCATTGGGAAGCTTCTTTTTTGCAAAAGCAATTCCAAAACATAAAATAGATACCGGATATAGCCATTCTGATTGTGAGCATTGCTGCCTGTGTGGATGGTACGCATGGAAAAGGAATCCCAATCAATACGAAATAAATCATGGTCTGAATGTATTAAATTTTGAACGATATAAGTTTGGCGGTGTAAGACATACATCGCTTAATTATGTTTTGTTTGATTTAGAACAATTTTTAAAACTGCCTAAAGTAATTCCTGCTGATGAGGACAGAATGATTTTGAAAAGAATATTGGATTGTGCAAATAAATTAGATTCACAAGATAAGGCCGGTAAATTAAGAGATACCATTTTAAAACAAAAAATCTTTAAAAGCAATAAAAACGAGGTAAGTACAATTTTAAACATACTTGGTATTTGCGGTATATTAGTAAACAAAGAATATCCATCATACGAAGATAAATTTGCAGACGAATATCACAGAGCACCTATTGAAAATAAAAACGACTTTTCTTATCCGATTAACAGATGGTATGCTGCTGACGGTATAAATTACAATAAATTTGAACAGATATTTAATTTTAAAATATAA